TGATATATTGACACTCGCCGATGTAGTTTCTAAGTTATTCAGTCTTATATTAGTAGACTGAGTATATGAATTAAATGATGAAGTTGTTACAAAGCTACCTGTATTTAATGTGCTACCACTAACATCAGGAATATTAACATTAAAGGTTGTATTATTTCCCTTTGTGAATGTTAAGTTTCTTGTACCATTATCAAATGATGCAGTAATTAAAGAACTTGCAGTAATTGCAGAGGTTACACTACCTGTTGCACTTGCAAATTGACCTGCAACACTACCTGAAAAGTTAGTGAAGTCCGTTTGGTTGACAGTAGAGTCAATCATATCTACATTAAATGCTCTTAAATCTGCCGGAGTAATTGCTCCGTTATTATTATTTGGAAAACTTAATTGATTTTCCGCTTTTAAGTCTTGCTTACTTAATTGTGACATATTTTATATCTTTAAGGTTGTATTGTATCAAATCCATCACTATATCCATCAGAGAATGCTCCACCACCTGTTCTAACTGCACTTTCTATTACTCCGATACCTTGCGACATTAACGCACCTTGACAGCACTTAACATCGTATGTATCTTCATGCACACATAAACATGCTCGTCTACTATTTTTTGGTGAACTTAATCCTCTTGTTGGGCCGATATAGTAACCTGAGTTATTCTCTCTGTTAACTGAATATCTTAATGCACCATTTCTACTATTACTCCAAGGCATAGTGATTGTTTTATGTATTTAACAATCAGAAATCCATAAATCGTAGGTTATTTCATTTGAATGCTTTTCATTGCTTCTTTATGCATCAATTGCTCTAACTGATTTTTATCTGCTTTGTATGCAAGATATAATAAACATTTCTCTAATGGTAGTTTTACAACCTCATCTATTTCTTTAATGTCACCGTTTGCAAGTTCAATAATCGTTGCATAACTTCTCCACTTTTTTCCAAAGTTGATTTGATGTTGGGAGGAAGTTCCATCCCCTTCAAATACTTCTGGGTAGCGTTCAGCAAGTCCATTTGCAAATTGATAAAAAAAAAGAGACACCCCCAATTTGTATCCATATCTGTTTGTAGGAATAGTTCTTCATTCCATTCACCTGTATAAGTTTCTATTTGGTATTTGTCACCTTTTTTCTTTGTGATTGGTCTGTATAGTATTGACATTATCTTTGCCCAATTCTTATCTATACTAATCGTATCCCATTGTGTAATGTCTGCATAAGCACCATAAGCCATCTTACTTAAATTAGGTTCAAATCCGTATTCTTTTCCATTTAGAGTTATGATGCGTTTAAGTTCAATACCATCAGGAGAAACGAATGCATTTAATTTTTCTTTAAGTAAGTTATATCCATCTGCTGATAACCCTTTCATATATACAGGTGATAGATTACAAAGGTGATACAACATACATGCTATCTGTGCTTCTTCATCATCTCTATAATTTTCCATTTCGGATTGCATTGCCAGATATTGTTTAAGTGTAATATCTACCCAGCTAGTTGGGATTTCAATTGTAAGTGTTTGTTTCATATAATTTTATTATTTTTGATAATCTCTTTGTTTTAGCCATTTCGTTTTTTAACATTGCATCCATTGCAATAATCTTTGCTCTTAACTCTTCATTTTCTTTTTGTGTTTGTTGCACATATAAGAGTAAATCTTTTATCTCTTCACTTGTGTATGTCATCGTATTGTTATTGAATAGTTTCCTGCTTTAATCTTTTTAGCATTTAATCTTTCCATACACACATATCGGATTGCATCTATACTATGGTTTGAATAATCTACTGGCACATTCTCAAAGTTGCCGTTCTTATCTACCATCCATACATACTCACCAAACTCTTTTACTATATTAATGCTACTCTTTTTAACATTCAATCTGTATTGCATCATTAAGTCTATTCCCATTCTGATACTATCTTTACCTTTCTTTACAGGCTTTATGTTAAATCCTAATCTATATAATTCTTCTATTAGTCTGCCTTCCGCACTATCTGCCCATATCTCCTCTCTTGCAACATCTAACTCTTTTAATCGGTTTGCAATATCACTTGTCACCATTCCTTTTTGATAAATTAATTCTTCTATGTATAAATCATTCTCTCTTTTCCAAATTGCTACTAACGCAGTTGGGTCAATACTAAATCCAAAGTCCATTCCGAATGCAACAAACTCTGCTTCTTCAGGTATCTCATCTATAATGTTAATTGAGAATATTGTTCCTACATTGTTGCCTGGCAATCCCATGCCATAAATCTTATAGTATTCAGGGTTAATTTCTTTTAATCTTTCAATCTCTTCTACAAGTTGCTTTTCCAAATAAGGATTGTCAAGAAATGTGCTGATATACAAGTCCGCTTCAGGGTGTGTTTGTATTTCAGTAAAGATATAATTGTTCGTTCCGAATGAAGGGTTGTATGCTATAATAGATTTCTTTCTCGTTCTTATGAATAACTGAAACCAATCTTCTCTACTTAATTCGTTTGCTTCATCAACAAAAAGATAATCTCTTGCACTTCCCTTTCTCTTTTCACTACTATCAATACTCATAAACTCAATCATACTACCATTGTCAAATCCGTATATGTGTTCAGTTGCAGACCAATTCTCTTCATTCCATATCTCTAACTCTTTAAGTATTGCTGTAAAATCACGCATAATACTTACACGCATTGAAGGAAATGATTTACGGACAATTGATATTACTATGTTAGGTTCTGATAAAGCACGAACTAATAACCATTGTAGAGCTGAAAAACTTTTACCCGAGCGTGTGCCGCCTTGGAGTATGCATATCCTTCTACTTCTCTCTATATCCCTATAAGTCTTTGAGGTGTTGATTTGCAGCTCCATCTTGTATGTTTACTGATATTTGTTGTATTCTCTGATTAATCTCACCACTTAATTCAATTGAAGCTTTCTTTGGCACAATGTATTCTAATAGTTTAAGATATATCTTTGCAGCTTCTATCGGGTCATTCTTTCTTATCTTTTCAATATCTTCTCTTAATGCATCCAATCCTTGATTTGCTAATCTCGCTACTGCAAGTTTAGCCTGCTCGGTGCTACGATTAAGTGCACCATTTGGTCTACCTGATTTATTTATTCTATTATCTCCTTTAACGAAAGGCATGTTGTTGTTTATAGTATTTAACAATCAGGGTTTGCGTTTGTAGTTAAAGGGATACATAAGTAGACCACCATACTAATAATCCAATGGTGAGGATGTATGCAATCAATAGAGGTATTATAGGGTCTATGTCTTTAATCTTCTTCATTATTCAAAGAATTGATTTAGTTTTTGAGTTTGTTGTGGAATATCTACACTACAATAATCAGGCACCACATATTCACCTGGCTTTCTAAACACTAAAATATATTCATGTATCTTTGAGGTATATCTTTTGCAATTAGCTTTATACAATTGCATAGATGCGAATGGAGATATGTTTTCCATAATGATTGTATCCCAATGCAACATTCCATTATTCTTAAATTGATTGATTAAATCACTACTAAATGATTGTAAACCACCATCTCTCCTAAAGTCTGCTACTACGAATACTGCATATGCTCCTGGCTTTAATACTCTATCTACATTCTTTACACATTCATTCATTGCTAATAAAAAGTTATCATATCCTTTTATATCACTTAACTGCCCATCACAACTCTCATACTTTTCAATATCATAATAAGGTGGACATGTCATAACTAAATCTGCAAAGTTATCTTCTGTGTATTCTAATTTACAACCATCACCATTATATAAAGTAGGACTGATATTATGTTTGTCAAAATGAGTTAATGCTCTCTTATATGTGTTAGGTGTAATCTCATAACCATAATACTCTCTATCTAGTTTGGTTGTTACAACTGCTCTTGTAACTCTACCTGCAAACGGGTCTACTACTTTTGCTCCTTTCAAACTCCAATAACGGATTAAGTTTTCTGCTAATCCTGCATGAAACTCAGACATCTTTGCAATTCCATCTGCATTTTTAATTCCTCTATAACTTCTTATATCAATTTCTTCATCATCAAAGTATGCTATCTGTTTCCAACTTTGTTTGCTTTGTGGTGTTGGTTTAATTATACTAAATGGTAGAAATCCAAAGTTGTCTATTGCTTTGTTGTCTACATTAAAGGGTAGTATAATATCATACTGTTCATTTGTTGCCATAACTTATTTTATTTTTACTCTTTCTATATGCCATCCATGAATTAATTCTCCACCTGGTTTGTATATCATAAACATATGGTAGTCTAATGTGTCATCTGATACTAATACTAAGTCACAATATCTTATGAAATTCCAATCAAAGAATAACTCTAATTTGTTAGTGTATTTAGTATTCATAATGTCCTCTTGTATCTGGCCAGTCAATTTTAGTTTGTTTCTTAGACTTTGCCTTTTGTTTTCCGTTTGGTAAATCATCATTTGCCCTGCGGTCTAATATCCATTCTAAGATACCATTCTCTTCTATCTCTTTTAATTGTTTTGCATAGTGTTTATTTAGTTCTTC